CGGCCTATTTGAAACATACGCGCGGGCGCTTGCGCGAGATCCAGAAAAGGCGAAGCTCATTACAGGCAAGAAGGTCTGGGAAGCTAAGCGAAGAGTAGAGAACTATGTTACACGCCCCGCCGTGGAAAGGTTTATCGTGAAATCTATTACTGGAGCTATGGAAGAGGTCGGGCTAGATGATGCCTACCTCCTCGATAAGCTTAAAGATCTCATCGAGCAGCCCGCTCGGCCCCATATTGCACTCGAGGCACTTAAGATGGGCTTCAAATTAGCAGGACACCTAGAGAAAGCCGCCGCCACCCTGCCAGGAGCTGGCTTCGTAGGCCTCTCCTTCGAAGAAGTAAAGGAAATCGAAGGCTCAACAATCCTCACCCCCATAGAAGAGACAACCAGTGCAACTAACAGCGGATCAGAGTAAGGCCGTCGCAGCTAAATTGCTGCTAGATGACCAATTCTTCTTCAAGAGGGTGCTGCCCGAGCACTTTCCCATGGATGTACCGCCCTTCCACCAAGAAATCCTCGACGCAGTTAACAAGAATAAACCCAAAACAGCCATCACCGCACCTCGAGGCCATGCCAAGACAACCCTCCTGTCTCTTGGCTATGTCGTGAAGCAGATAGCATTCAAAAAAGTACGCTTTGTTATCCTTATTTCCGAGTCTTACTCCCAGGCAGTCCTCAATCTAGAGGCTATCAAGGATGTGATCGAATACTCGGAGTACTTCCAGTACTTCTTCGGGCAGATTAAGAACCCCGATAAGTGGTCAGAGGGAGAAATCGAAACGACCACAGGGATTAAGATCATGGCCAAGGGGTCAAGGCAAAGAATTCGTGGACTTAAGTGGGGGCCGTACCGTCCTGACCTTGTTATCCTCGATGACTTCGAGTCGGAAGGGAATACAGATACAAAAGAAGCCCGAGACAAGCTGAAACGCTGGATTACGGGCGCGGTACTGCCCTCACTTGATCCCAAAGGGCGCGCCGTCATGGTAGGAACCATTGTCCATGAAGAGGCCTTCCTAAACAGCGTCCAAACAAACCCCTTCTGGGAAACCCTCTTCTTCGAATGTATCAGAGATGGGAAACCACTCTGGCCAGAACGCTTTACTGCTCAAAAGATTGAAGAAATCAAGCAAGATTACATCGAGCAAGGTATGCTCGACATGTTCTTTCAAGAGTACTACAACAAACCCACCAACCCAGAGGACTCCCTCTTCCTAAGTAGCGACATCCTCTACTACTCCGACCCCGTTGTCAAGAAAGGGGATACGTGGTGTCTAGATACAGGCGAAAACCTCGAACCGCTCGCAATCTTTACGGGGGTAGATCCTGCATTAGGCAAGGCAAGAGGCGACAACACCGTGTTGTGCACGATTGGGGTCACCAAAGAGAACCAGATCTATGTCTTGGAACTCATAGCGAAGAAGCTGAACCCCTTACAGACCATGGAAGCGATCTTCTCTTGCTTGAGTACATGGGGATCGCACGAGTTCTGCATTGAGACCAATGCCTATCAGGAAGCCCTAGTGACCTTTACGCGCGAAGAGTCCCGTAAACGTAACGTATGGCCCGCTATCGTGGAGATGAAGTCTACCCTCGAGAAAGGGAGAAAGCTCTCATCTATGCAACCACGCTTTCGGACACACAGTGTCCACCTAAGAAACGAACACACGCAACTTGCACGAGAAGCCCTCTCGTTCCGACCTGAGAAGAAAGACAATAAGGACGATTGCTTGGACGCTCTCTATAATGCGATCCACATTAGTCAGCCCGCTAAAGCTGTCGCATTCAAAGATGGCGAGCCTGTTGTCGTAGAATTTAATGCCCCCATGTGGGCCACCCTTTAGGGAGCACAATGGAAAACTCACTCGACTTCAAACCCGAAGAAGTATCTGCCCACAAAGTATGGGACGAGTACAATGACTACTCAGCCTCTGCTCGGCAACACAAGGCAAAGTATCAGGAAAGCTACGACTTCTACAATGGACGGCAGTGGCCGAAAGAATGGGCTGACCAGCTTGTTGCACGTGGGCAGTTCCCACTCGTGGTCTCGAAAGTCTATCCCATTATCCAGCAAATGCTCTCAACGATTACTGCCAATAGACCGCAGTACAAGTTCTTCCCCCGTAACGAAGATGATCGCGACCTAGCTCGTGCACAGGCTGAAGCCGCGTCCTATATTTGGGATCGGTCGAATGGCGATATGCACTTCTCCCGTGCCGTGCGCGACATGCTCGTGGGAGGTGTTGGGCATGTGCTGCTAAACGTAGATCGCTTCTCTGGCGAACCCCGCTTTAAGCGCATCAACCCCCTCGACGTTTTTGTTGATCCCGCTAGCGAAGAACTCGACTTCTCCGATGCTGCCAGTATCATCATCCGTAAGGTCGTAACCAAACGCTCGGCCATCCGCTCCATGCCAGAACATGAAGAGCTCATTAAGATGGCCCCCGTAGCCGATAGGGAAACCTATAGCAAGGAGTTCGCAAGTAACCAATCAGGGATCTACTCATCGAATAACGACCTGCTCCATCGAGAAGATGTGTCTATCGTAGAAGACCAAATCGAATTGCTCGAACGCTACGCACGTGAAACAATACGTAACGTGATCGTAACCGACCCCTCAGGGCAACCTTACACCATGTCAGAAAAGCAGTTTGAAGAATGGTATCAGACAGTAGAGGACCCCGAAGCCTTCCAGATCGGGTATGACTACAAAGAAATTATACGCGTCACACAAACAATTTCTAACAGAGAGGTCTTAGGGGATTACATTATCCCTTCTGGGATATATCCCATCATCTCCTTCGTCGATAACCATAACGACAACCCCTACCCCGAAGGAGAAGTGGAACATATTAAAGGGCTGAGCATGGAGCGCAACAAACGTCGCTCACTCATGATCCACAATGCCACCACTTCCTCCAATTCCAAATGGCTAGTAGAAGATGGTTCCATCGACGAAGGGGAATGGGAGAATAACTCATCGGTACCTGGTGCCGTCCTCAAGTACCGACAAGGTTTCACACCACCACAACCTATCTTCCCCCAGCAAATCCCTCAGGCTCTCATGAACCTAGAAGATCGTGCTGATCGAGATATGGAATACGTTACAGGGATCTACTCTGTGATGCAAGGGGACGCCGCTAGCGCACCCGCGACCTATAAGGCGACCTTGGCTATGGATGAGTACGGAGCTCGCCGTATCAAGCTTAAAATGCGTCAGGTGGGACTTGCACTTGGACAGCTCGGGCGCTGTGTGATGAAGTTTAATCAGATGTTCCTCACCTCCCCTAAGATCTTGCAGATCATTCAGCAGGACGGGAAGGAAGGATCCATCATGATCAATACCAAAGACCCTGAGTCAGGAAATCTCTTCAACGACCTATCGCGAGGTGACTACGATGTCATCGTAAGGGAAGGCTCCACCTTGCCTACCAACCGAATGGCTCACCTAGAAATGGCGCTTGACTTGTTTAAGTACGGCATTTATGACGATATTGCAGTCATGAAGAAGTTGGACGATCCCGACATCGACGAGATCATCGAACGTAAATCACAACTCTCTCAGGTCGCTCAGCAGAATGAAGGCCTACAGAAGGCTAACCAGGAGATGGAAGGCAAGGTGAAGAACCTGAGCCAGCAAGTCGAAGCTCTTATGCGTCAGATACGTGTTGAGAAAAGCACAAAACAGATCGATGCGAAGGTCGTGGAGACCCGAGCAAAACTCAATTCTGCGCAGAAAGATTTTGATAATCAACAAAAGTTTGTTAATAAGGAGGCGGGACTTAAGGTCAAAGCTCTTCAAGACTCTGTCAATCAGAAACAGAGGGAAAGAGACCTGGACGATCAACAAGTCGCGCTGGATACGAGTCAATCGTTAATGGGAAACCTGGATCAACCTATGCCAGTTCCCGAATGAAAGGACGAAAGTCATGAGTGAAGAGACAAAAGAGTATGATCTCAATGGAGATCTAAGCGGGTTCTTCAATCCCTTAGATACCTCCGCAGAGCCTACTCCCACATCTCAGGGTAGCGTGTTACCCGACATTGAGATCCCCGAAGGTCATGCGTTGGCCGGTAGGTACAAGTCGTTAGAAGACCTGGAAACTCACGCTGGACATTTCCAGAGCGAGTTCAACAA